ACCACTGCTTTCGGTCGCCGAGGTGATCATCTCGACATCAGGTAACTCGGTGTCATCGCCGCGCCAGTTGCAAAACCCTGCCTCGCCGACCGCGTTCCCCGTGCCGGGGTGCTGCCAACCATACGAGGCGTTGAGCTGCCAGAGCCGGCTGAATCGGTAGTCGAACTCGATCTCGATCCTGTTCGTCTGCGAGCTCAGGTCACCGAGGCTAACCTCAACCGAGTTGTAGACGGTGGACCCGGCGCCGAACTCGAACGCCGGAGGCTGCGAGAACAGACTGGACACACGCAGTTCGCCGGTAGGCGCGCAATCCAGGGCCGAGGCCACGGTCGTCAACCGCTCTTGCGCGTAGTCCCAGCGCGATCGCCCATCAACAGGCTCGAACACATCGGATGACCACTGACCGCCGACCAGCGCATCGATCTGCGCGATCTCCATCGCTTCGATGCGCTGCTGCAACTGATCGGAGCACCGCGCAGTCAGCGTCCGCCCTACAGCGTCGAACGTCGGATCCGCGATGCGGCCGGTGAATCTCACCACGTCTGCGGTCACGCCCTCGGCAGTGGAAAGGTAGCGGATCGTGACCGCCCGCCCCACCCACGACGTTGGCGAAACCGGGTCAGTGCCGAGGTACAGCGTGAACGTAGCGGTGCCAGAGGCGCCTTCCTCGCGGTCGACTTCAACAGCCCCAACGAGGCTTGCCGTCCAATCCTCATCGTCGACGAGTAGGCGCAGGCGCCAGGCAAACGCCTTACCAGGCTTGATCTCGACAGGGCCATCTCCGCCGCCGGCCGTGCCGAATCCGTTCAGCGGGCCGGCGTTCAACGGCATGCCGTTCAGCAGCATGTCAAACCTCCTGCCAGTTCAGGGTCCATCCGTGCGCGGCGTTCATCGAGGTCGACGGCGGGTCCGCGAACACGTTGAAGCGAGGCATGAACTGGACCATGTAGAGCGTCGCTGCCGGACGCTCTGTAACGGTCACGACCAGGCCTGCGCGCACGCATGGCGTCGGCACCCAGCGCCCCTCAACCAGCGCCAGCGCCCACGGCTCCTTGTCCGTGCGCGGCGCCTTGGGCAGCGTGAACGCCGGAGAGTCCTGGGCGATGCTGATCGGCTGGATCGCTTGCATCTCCAGTGATGATCGGTAGTCGAGCGCGTCGAGCCCGACCGGTACAAGGCCCGAGCCGGTCAACGTGCCGGAGAGCTTGCCGTCCCAGTGGGTCAACTTCACGCCAGCACCGTCGCTCATCCTGACGACCGTCGCACCGAACAAGGGCTCCATCGACTGATCCGGCGCGCCGGCTTCTGGCGGGATGGGTACTCCGCCGAGCGTAATAACCGGGTAATCCATGCCGTTCTCCTACGGACGTGCGGTGCGGCCTCGCTTGAGCGCCTGCAGCCGCAGAATGTCGTTTACCGATCGCTGATCTCCGAAGACCGAGACAGTCGAGCCACCGAACGACAGATCGATCCGCCCCAGGTTGGGGAGTTGCCCTGAGCTCGGCGCCGCTGTCGCGACCTCGGCGGCGGCCGGCGACAGCCCGTCGAGACCGCGTATCCCGGCCAGGCGGCTGGCAAGCGCCGAGACGCTGTTCGGGAACACCTTCTCCGCGCCACCGAACGCAACCAGTTCCGGACCTCGCTCGCCGACCCATGCAATGCCCGGCGCCGCGCTGTTGGTGCCGGTCGCGTAGCCGGGGAAACTGACCGGTGGCGTGGTGCCGCTCACGGCGGACATTTCGCCGGTGGGCACCAGTTGAACAGGGATCAGGACAGGTGTTTCAGACAGCGCCTGCAACTGTGCCTTGATCGCCTCGATCTCCTCCGGCGGGAGGTTGAACGAGATCTCGATGCCCTGGAGCGCGGTGGCCGCATCGGAGAGCTCCGCGATCCGCGCGCGGATGCTGTCGAGCTTCGCGTCTGCCTGCGACTGCTGCAGATCGTTCGCGGCGAGTTCGATGGCCTGGAGCTCCTTAGCGAAGCCGGTGAACCCGTATGTGTTCTCTCCGGCCGCCTGCAGTTGCTGGAGCATTTCGAGCGCCTTCTGCGCCTGCGCCTGCGCCGTCTCGGCGTCGCCCTTGCGCAGCGCCTGGGCGGCGGACTGCTTGAGGGTCTGCGCAGATGCATAGCTCGGGTCGCCGCCGACGCCGGCTTGTAGCCCGGCAATCGCTTCGCTGTAGCGCTTCTCGATAGCCAGGCGGTCCTTCCGCACTTTCTCAACCGCTGCCAGCGCGCCTTTCTCGGCCGCCTCCTGCTTCTTGAGAGAGTCCTGCACCGCCTTCAGCCGGCCGTCACGCACTTGGCGCAGCGCTTCGGAGTACGCACGCTCCGACGAGAGCGCAGCTTGCTGCCGTGCGTCGTCGACCGCCTTGACCTGGGCGGCGGCTTCCTCGGCCGCCTTGCGCGCCTCCGCCGTCATGCCGGTCTGTTCTTCCAGCAACTGCTCGCGGTACTTCTTGAACGCTGCCAGGCGCTCGCTGATCTGCGCGTCAGACATGAACAAGTCGACCACGCCGAAGCCGTCGTCGGCGGCCTGAAGCTTCTGGATTTCCTTGTTCACCCTGTCGAGCTCAGTGACGTTCCCGGTGACCCGTGCAGCCAGGTAGCCCAGATCCTCTCCGAAGCCGGAGAACAGCGAGCCACCTTGAGCCGCTGCGGCGGCCAGGCGAACCAGGGCGCTGGCCAGCGTGGTCAGGTTGCCCTGAATCGTCGGGTCGGCAAGTACCTCCTTCAGTTCCTTCAGCGACTCGATCAGCGGGCCGGTGTCCGCCTGGCCGACGCCGCGGCGGATGGTGTCTTCGATCGCCGTCCATTCCTTCGAGACGGAGTCACCAAACGAGGCGAGTTCGCTCTGCAGCTTGGGCAACTGCCCGATCAGCGCGTCGGTGACCACTGCCGCCGTCAGCTTGCCCTCCGCCGCCAGCGCCTTAAGTGCCGAGGTCGGCACACCGATGCCGTCGGCCAAAGCCTGCATCAGGCGTGGCGCCTGTTCGGCCACGCTGTTGAACTCGTCCCCGCGCAGCGCGCCAGCCCCCAGCGCCTGGCCGAACTGGATCACCCCGTTCTCGGCCTCGACCGCAGAGGCGCCCGACACGCGGAACGACGCCGACACAGCCTCGGTGACCTTGAGGATATCCTGCTGGGTGCGGCCCGCTTCCTTGAGCGGGCGACTGATCCGCCCGTACAGCGTAATCAGCGCCTCAACCGGCTGGCCGGTGTTGTAGGCGATGCGCTGCAACTCCTCGAGGGCGGTGTTGAACTCTTCCTGGGATCCGGTTGCCAGCCGCAGGCGGGCGTTCATTGCCTGGTAAGCGTCGGCGGTGTTCGCTACCGCCTTCACCCCGGCGGCCAGCGCGCTGAACGTGAGATAGCCTGCGAGCAGCTTGCCGCTTGCGGCCAACGCCTTGTTCGTCACGTTGAGGTCGCGGTTCACCTCGTTGAACATCTGCCGGGTGCGGTTCACCCCCTCGACGATCAGCTGCGTGGTCACTCTACCGGCCATGATCGAACTCCTGCAGGAACTGTTTAAACCCCTTCAGGGGCGCGCGTGCCGCGCGGCGAAGGAGCAGGTGGTCGCGCCGGTCTTGCTTGACCTGTTCGCCGACCTGCTCGAGGAACACCTCGATCTGTTGAAGCGTCATGCGCGAAACCTCGTCGAGACTGAAGCCCGCGCGAACTAGGTTGGTTACTGCTGCTGCCCAACCAGCGTTGCCAGCGTCGTCACTGCCGCTTGCTGGGCGCGGGCGAAAAAAGCGGCGTTGACCCGTATCACTTGCATGACGATCTGCATCGCCACGTCGACCGGTAGGCGCCAAACGCGCCAGCGGCTGAGGTTCGTGGTCCTGCGCAGGATCTTCCTCAGCTTGGCCGAACCGGTCTTGCCGAACTGCAGGATGGCGGGAACGGTGCCATCGCTCAGAACCTTGAGAAGGTCACTGGCGATATCCCCGAACAACTCGAAGTCGGCGAGGCGGACGTGCCGCACGATAACCGGCGCGCCGTTGACGTAGATGGTTTCAGGTTCGGGAAACAGAATTCCGAGGTCAGACATGGGCCACCCAAATGAAAAGGCCCGCCATCAGGGCGGGCCGGTTGATCTACGGCAATCAGGCCGCGTCGGTGTTCTGGATTTCCCAAGTCCAGATCGCGGCCTCGCCGACGTCGTAGATGTTCGGGTCGGCCAGAAGGCGGATCTGTACCGGGATCACGCCGAACTCGGCGCCCTGGTTCAGCGGTAGGCCGCCATTCAGACTGATCCGCGCATAGAAACAGTTGATCCGACGCTTCTCACCATCGCCGGCTTCGTTGGTCTGCTCGAACATCACCCGGTAGAACTTGCGGCCGGTGGTGAACGGCTTCACCAGGTCGACAGTCGGGTAGGTGTAGCTGACCTCGATCGGCAAACGCTTCAACCCGCCATCCGGCGGAGCAGTGGTCGCGTTGATTGCGTCGGCCAGCGTGCCGCCCGGCAGAGGCCGGATGCCGCCGGGGGTGACGGCGTAGTCAACACCGCGCACATAGGTCGGCGTGCCACCGGCTCCGGTGACGCTGCTGACCTCGAGGGGAATGTGCGCAAGGCGGATGATGCGATCGACATAGGCGTCATGCACCTCTTCGGAGACGGTCCCCGATGGCACACGCTCAACAGAGCCGTAGAGGATCACCGCAGCGGCGCGCGGGGAAAAGTTGACGGCCTCGCCGGTGATGTTGATCGCCGTGATGGACGTTACGCCGTCGAGCTCAGGCAGGCCGAGGCGCGTCGGGTCGGGGATGGTGATCTCGGTCGACTCCGGCTCGGCGCTGGTCGTTTGCAGCTTGAACAGCTCCTCGTACACAGACGACGGATACGGTGCGACCGACGTCGGGCCGCGGAACAGTTGGGTGTAGAGCATCGTTTTCTCCTCGGCCTGGCCGATCAGTTGTAGGTTTCGACGTAGATCACGCCGATGGTTGCGGTCAGGGTGTGGAAGTTGCGACCAGCCTCGGCAAACTGCGCCACCGCCTCGTCGATATCCTCCACAAGCCCAGGGAGCTTGCGCTCCGGCTGGTCTTCTCCGAAGCCAAGGGCGCGCAGAATGTCGACGTGGACGTCATCGAGTTCGTGTTCCTCCGCCGATCGCGGGAATACAACCTCGACTTCGAACGTGCGGAGCCTGGTAGCCTGGCGTACCGCCGTTCCGGTTCGCGCGTCGCTCGCGACTCGCACAAGGGCGTAAGGCCCGCTGGCTTTGTCGGGCACTCGATCTGTCGGCCCGTAAACTGCCCGCAGGTCCGTCAGGTAGCCGTTTACCGGGCGAATCTCGCCCAGGCGGGCCCGCAGGTCGCGTGTGACCTGGCTCGCTTTCGTTCGCATGGTTGGTTTTCCTCAGACGGCCTTTTCGAGCTCACGGCGGATGCGCCGCTCGAACTCTTGGCGCAGAAACGCATTGGTCCAGCGGATGGTCTTCGCCGTAGTCAGCAGCCGGAACCAGTACGCCACCGACGGGCCTTGTGCTTCCTGCAGGGCGCGCCGATAGGTGTAGCTGGCGACATTGGGCGAACGGCCCCGCGCCGTCCTGGCCCGCTGACTGCGGGTAGACAACGGCCGCTGCAGCCGCCCCGATGGGTTGACGAAGCCTGCGGCAACTTTCCGACCGTTCGGGCCGACGACATAAATCCTCGCCCGCGTCGAGTTGATTGGCTCGAAGATCCAGCGCCGGTATGCCGTGACGTTGACGCCAGACGACGACGGAATAAGCCTCGCGTTCATCCGACCCGCCCTCGCGCGCTTGATCACGATCCGACGGTTGGCGAAGGCACTGGTGAACGCGGGCCGCATCGGTTCGTTGTAGCGCTGCTTCCTCGTCTGCGTCGCCGTGGTATTCAGCGCGCCGCGCATCACTGGATCAACGCGCCGGCCGGCTTCCCGGAGGCGCGCTTGCGCCTGCTCGACGCCGACCAGCCTGATCGGCGCCCTCATTGCACACGCTCCAGCCAGAGCCCGCGGACAATGCCGTCGTCGGTGCCGTCGGCGTAGTCGACGACGTAGTAGCGCACTCGATCCACTTCAAGCAGATCGCCCACCTGCACCCTCCCCGTCTCGATCAGCGCAACCTCGGCGCGGATCCTGTAAGCCGTCGCCTGGCCGTTCTCGTCCAGCCACGGCGCATCGTAGTTCAGAAACACCCGGCAGTTTCGCGGCGGCGCGCCATCTGGCCGGTATGTCGCCGGCTCGCCGATCAGCTCTGTTGCGGTGATCGCCAGTTCGGCCCGACGACCAGTGAAGTCGCGGGCGCTGTCGATGTGGAAGAGGCGCCCATCGGCGCGCAGGTAGCGTCCTTGCCGAATGCGCTCGTCCCACCAGGCCCGAACCTCAACCTTCGCCGGGTTCCGCAGCCCACCCGGAAACGGCGGCTCCGCGTTCTCCTTGGTCTGAATGCCGCACCAGATCCAGTCGATGCATCGCGGCGCCAGGTCTTCGTCAAGCACCAGCAGATCCGCCGGCGTGTCGAGCCGTCCTGCACGCATAGCTACCCCCTACTTCTCTTCGGCCTGGGTGGAGCCCTTGGGCGATTTCGCAGGGGCTTTGCGCGACCTCAGGTCGAGGGCCTCGCCATTCGCTACCAGGCGTTCACCGTCCTCGGGCGTGGTGTCGAACGGCTCGCCAGGCTGGACCAGGCGGCCGCCGCGATAGAGCGGCTGTATCGCTTTGAATTGCATGTTGCTCTCCTTTCGGTTTGCCCTAGCGCAAGTTCATCCAGCGGTAGGGCTCCCAGAGGTATTGGGTGGCCATCGGAAGCTCCGACGGAATGGTTCCGATGACTGCTGACTCCCGGTTCGAATACCAGTGCGCGATCAGCATCAGCGCGCCGCGGCGGATCGATCCCGTCATGCGGATGGAGTTTCCGACGGGGTCCGGCAGCGGATCATCCGGAGCCAGCAAGGTCCGGTTGGTCCGAGCGTTGAACACCTCCACCGCATCCGTGATCAGGCCCTGGATGTACTGATCGTCCTGGGAGTGGCGAACCCGCAGATGCTCCTTCGCCACGCTCAGGTCAATCATCGTTCGGGACCAGCGCGAGGAGCGCTTCCTTATTGGCCCCTTTGTCGAAGGGGATACCCTTCGCAGTCAGCAGGGCCTTCAGTTCCGCCATGGTCAGCTTCTTCAGGTCAGATCCGCCGCTGGAACCGTCAACGAGAGTGGCGACCCCCAGGTGATCCACTGCCACCAGCGCGCAGCGGTCGGAAACCTCATGCTCGCCGACGTCCACGGTTATGACAACGTTGCCGTCCGGAGAGAACGGGAACGCCTTTTCGACCAGAATCTTGGGCATTGCAGTGTCCTCCAAGGAGGGCCGGCCAGCGCCGGCCCTCCTACGTTACGCGGCCGAGAGGGTCAGCACCTTCACCGCCTGGGAGTCGACGAGCATGCCGCCCACGCGCTTGGTGGTGTAGAAGCCGACATAGGGCTTGTTGGTGTAGGGGTCGCGCAGAACGCGGGTGCCGATGCGGTCCACGATGGTGTAGGCCCGCTTGAAGTCGCCGAAGGCGAGGGCATTCGCGTCAGCCGCGATATCCGGCATGTCCTCGTTCTCGGTAATGCCGTAGCCGAGCAGGCTGGAGGGCTGGCCGACTTCAAGGCCAGGGCGCCACAGGTAGTTCCCCTCGCTGTCCTTGAGCTTGCGGACGTAGGCGACCGTCAGGTTGTTCATCATCCAGACGCCAGCACGGCGATAGCCCGCCTTGACCGCTTGCACCAGGTCAATGAGGTTGTCGCCGTTGAGGGCGCCGGCGTTGCCACTTACCAGTCGCTGCAGAGTGCCGTAAGGACGGGTCTTGTCGCCAGCCACTGCGAAGGGATATGCCAACAGGCCCTTGGGCTTGTTGACGCCATCGCCCAGCAGGAATGCGGAGCCCTCCTTCTCGGAGAATTCCCGGCCGACTTCGCTGTTCAACCAGCCCTCCGCATCGAAGAACATATCGTCGAGACTGGTCTGGGTGGCTTGCGGGTTGGCGTAGAGCTCGCCCATGACGGCGTTGATCTGCGCCAGGGTCGGGGTACTGGTTTCCGGGCGTGGTGCAGTTTCGCCGACCCAGCCGGAGCCGGCGCCGCCCAGGTTTACCAGACGCTTGTAGTCCGGGGTGCCGACGGTGATCTGGTTGCACACCTGGCGCATCGGCGACTCGTCGCGCAGCAGCTCGATGATGTTGCGGTCGAGTTCCTCCGGGACAGCGTAGCCACCATCCGCATCGACGCCGATCTGCAACGCCTTGGCCTGCAGTTCGCCCAGACCGGTATCAATGCCCTTGCGCACGAACTGCATGAAGGCGGCCTTGTGCTCGCTCGCGGCCTTGGTGCCGGTGCCATCCGGGCGCTTCATCCCGGCCAACTCCTTCTCCAGCGCCGACTTCATGTCGTCCAACTGGCCCAACTTCTCGTTGAGGGTTTCGACCTGCTCGACCAGCTTGCCCTTCTCGGCCTCCAGGGCCTCGACGCGCTTGTCGTTCTTCTGCTTGAACTCGTCGAACTTGGCGCCGAGTTCTTCGGCAACCTGTTTTACATCTTGGATATCAGCGGGCATGGGGTTCTCCTCACATGCGATTAATCAGGGATTTCAGGGAGTCGAGCGCGGCGCCAGCATCCGCATCACGCGGGCAAGCAGCGCTGTAGCCTTTAGCCATGAAGGCCTTGGCCTGGGAGCCAGAGAACCCAACCTCGCGCAGGGCTCGCTCCACTTTGCTCGGCGGCGGCGTCTCGCCGCGCGCCAGCAGGGTTTTCACATCGGAGATACGGGCCTCATCGTTGGCCGGGAAAGTGACCAGAGATACCTCCCAGAGGTCGATAGCCTTCAGCAGCCAGATGCCCTTCTCCTTGTCGTACTCGTAGTCATCGAGCATGTAGCCGATCGATAGGCCGGAGAGGCTGCCGGCCTTCATGTGTGCATGAGCGCGCTTCGCGAGGGGGTCGTCATCGATCAACAGACGGCCCTTCACATACAAGCCGTTTTCGTCTTCGCGCATCTCTGTGTAGGGCCCGAGCGGCTCGGCGCTGTCGTGCTGCCAAAGCATCGCGGGCAAGCGCCCCTTTTCCTTCCAGCGAGCCAGCGAGGCCTCGAAGGCTCCTCGAACAACCACGTCGCCGTAGCTGTCGACGACGCCGAACACTGAGCCGTAGCCCTCGAACTCGCCGGTATCGCTGACTGCCTTCAGCGTCAGCGGCACATCAAGGCGTTGTTTTGTCAGCATCGAGTGCCTCCGGATTGGTGGTCATGTTGGTCGGGGTCAGGTAGATATCGCCGCCGGGGCGGGGATTGAGGTCTTCCAGTTCGCGGCAGTCGTTGGGGCTCAGAATCCCCCACTGGATCCCCTTGCCGTATGAGGTGTATCGCCCGTTGAGGTCGCCCCTCATCAGCGCGCCGGCATTGAACTTGGCGAAGTGGGTTTTCGCATCCTTCTCGCTCAGCAGCCCGACTCGGATGCGGGCCTCGATGCGCGTGAGGATCGGCACAAGCGAGTAGTTCACGAAGCTCATGCCCATGTGCTCGATATTGTTCAGCGTCATCTTGTCGAGGTTCGCCACCAGGTGAGGCGGGACGCGGAACAGACCGCACAACTGCGCCTCGGTCATCTTTCTCGACTCGATGAACTGCGTGTCCTGGGCGTTTAGGCTGATCGGCTTCCAATCAAGCCCCATCTCCAGAATCATGGGCTTGTAGGCGTTGGCCGTCCCCATGTGCTCGCCCTGGAACTGCGCGGACAGGCGTTCGAAGGCCTCATCGCTCAACGTTTGGTCCGTCTTCAGAACCCCGGAGGTAACCGCGCCATTGGAGAACAGCTTGGCAGCGTGAGTTTCCATCGCCTGATTCAGGCCGATGACCTGGCGGGCATAGGCGATGGGGTTCAGCCCCGTTAGGCCATCAAGAGTGAACAGGCGGACGTGCCAGATTTCGTCCTGGGAAAGGGTCTCGACGCCGCTCTTGAACGTGACGTCATACTCAACCGTCCAATCATCTTTCAGCTTCGGTTTCACCGCCGCCGGGTTGATCGGCAGCAGTTCCACCACGTTGCCGAGCGCCATGACCTTGTAGGCGTAGAAGTTGCCACGAAGACAAAGGCAGACCACCAGCAGTTCCCAGAACTCTTGCGCGGTCATGTACCCGTTCGGCGCCACTGCGAGCACGTCATACAGACGGTTGGACAAGGCCGGAATCCGCTCGCGCTCCGTCTGTTTGAAGAGCCGGCAAGGCAACATGCCGACCGACTCGGCCAACACCCGGACGCAGTTGAAAACAACGGTCTGTTGCATGGCGGTGGTGGTAGTGACCCGCTGCCCCGACTCCGTCTCATACGCAACACCCAGCACCTGCGCCAGCTTTTCGGGCGTATCGATGATCAACGGGTCAGAGCCCTTGCCGAACCATCGGCCCAGCTTCTTCAAAATTCCCATCAGAGCTTCCTGATACCGTGTTTCACGATGTGGTCGGAGAGGGTTTCTTCCGGCGGCTCCTGCGCAACGACACGCCCGATCGCCATGATCAGCGCCACAGCACCGTCGATCTTGTTGTCCTCGCCTTGCTTGATCGGGCGAACGACGTCGTCATTGCCCGGCAGGAACTTCCCGATCACGTTCCCTATGCACCAGGTCATGATCGGGTTGCCGTCGTGGTGGAACCGGCCTGAGGCGATGGCCGCTTCGAGCTCCTTCATGGGGGAACTCATGTTGGTGTAGTTCTGGGTGATGACCACTGGGGTCAGCCCTTCGTCGTCCAGTTCGTGGCTTATGCCAGTCGCGCCGAACGGGTCAATCGGACTCTCGCGAACGGGGTTGGCCTCGTTCGCTTCCAGCGCTTCGGCGAGGATCTCGCGGTAGTCCACCTCTGCGCCGGCGGTGGCGTACAGGTGGCCGGCGTTGAGCCAGGCCTGGAACCGCTCGGCCATCCGCTTGTTGTCTTCGTCGTAGACCCGATCCTCTGGCACCCAGAAGCGAGGCGACACGCAGTAGTAGTGCCGCCGGCCGTCGATATCCCTCCAGAACAACCGCGCCATGCTGTTCATGTCGAGCTTGCGCGCCAGGTCGAAGGCCAGGACACACTCCTCTCCAGCGAACCGCTCCAGCGTGAGCGACTTGTCCTCGCAGGCCTTCCACAAGGCCATGTTGAAGAACCCAGTCTTCGCCGAAACCCAGATGTTCAGGTGCTTCGTCTTGAAGGTGTTCGTGAACCGCGCCGAGCGGATGGCGCGAGCCAACTGGCTCTCCAGATACTCCCGATAAACCGATACGCCGATGTTCGGGTTCGCCTTGGCCAGGTTCTTCGGGTCCGTCCAGTCGTCCCCCTCGTCGAGGGTCCAGATCCAAGCGAACAGTTCGTCGTCCGGCACCACGCCCGACAACATCTCGATCGCCTGGCGGCGCTTGTCGTAGCACGGTCCCTCGATGTTCGCGCCGGCCGTGGTGATGATGAACATCAGCGGTTGTCGGCGAGCGCCCATGCCGGTCAGCATCGTGTCGTACTGGCCGGAGTTGTCGTGCTCGTGGAACTCGTCGATCAGCGAACAGGACGGGGAGGAACCATCACCAGGGTCACCGATGATCGGTTCGAACCGTCCGCCATCGGCGGGGGTATTCATGTTCGAGGCATTCACCTCGATGCCGGCGGCGGCGATCAGCAGTTCCGAGCGCTTCACCATCAACCGCGCGGGCCGGAAAACTTCCCATGCCTGCTTCTCGGTGGTAGCGCCGCTGTAGACCTCGGCACCGAACTCGCCATCCGCGACGAACATCGAGATTCCGGTGCCAGCGGCGATCACCGACTTGCCGTTCTTCCGCGGTACCTCCCAGTAGCTTTCACGGAACCGGCGAAAGCCATCAGCCTTTTTCTTCCAGCCGAAGGTCACAGCCAGGCCAAACAACTGCCAGGCCTCAAGCGAGATTGTCAGTTGGAGGCGCGCCCATTCCCCCTTCGTGTGGGGAAGAAGCTGGATCAGCTTCAGCTTCTTCTCAGCGGCTTCGGCGTCGAAGTAGAACGGATAGTCCCGACTCCGGCTCTTCTTCAGGTCGGAGAAATGCCGCTCGATCGCCTGGTGGATATACAGGCAGGCGGGTACCTTCCCCTTCAGGACGGTCTTCGCCCAAGCCATCGCCTTGTCGACGTTAGCGCAGGCGGCCTTTGCCATTGCTTACCTCAGTAGTTCAGCGAAGGGATTCGCCTCCGGCTTCTTGTTGCCTCCGATGAGCCGGGTCCGGCTGGAGGGATCCAGGCCGAGCAGCGAGCCAAACGTCACCATCTGGCGCATCGCTTCGTTGGCGGCGGTGAGCGCGGGGTTCTTCATCGGGCTGCCTTGAGCACTCGTTACTGTGATTCCCGAGCTCTGCACTTCCTCCTCAGCCATGCGCCACTTGTCGTACGCGACGCAGAACGCCTCGACGTTGTGCATGTCGGTAATGGCCAGCACGCCCGCACCGAGTAACTCCGGCACGATCATCGACCACATCTCCGCAGCGCGAGGCCGAAGGTGGCCCGGCGCATCGATATCGGTCACATCCGAAAACTTGGGTTCGTCCTTGTTCAGCGCCCGTTTGCCGGGGTTTCCGGCGAGCGCCTTCTTGGCTGTCGGCTTGGGCTTCCGGCCCCGGCCGGCCACTCTGGCGACGCCTGCCATCGGGCAACTCCTGATTTTTTAATTTCGCGGGCGCGTAAATCTGGTTCCCCCCGTCGTTCGGGAGGTTGGCCGCCAGAACTTTCAGCCACCCCCCTCCCCTGGGCGTTTCAATGCACCAATTCGGGGCATCCTCGGGGCGCCAGGATCCGCACCGTTCTCGATCCGTCCAACGCGCTCGCCTACGCGGTTGTGGCACGCCCGACACAGGGCGCGCAGGTTCGACCAGACCAGGCTCAGCTCGGGGTGAGTCTTGCGCGCCTTGATGTGGTCGGTGATCTGGCTTGGAGCTTCGTCACACTCCTCGCAGATCGGGTGCAGCCGTCGATATCGAGCGGAGAGCCGCTTCCAGCGCTCGGTCTTGTAGAACCCATCGGATTCATCCCGACACTGGTTGTAGCGAGCGTGAACGGCCTGCAGGTGCTTCTCCCGCTGCTGCTGAGCAAGCACCGCATGCTTCTCGCAGTGCGAGCCCTGTCGGATCAGCACGTTGCATCCTGGGTACGCGCAGGGCTTAGCCGGTCGTCTCGGCATGGTTCACTCCTGTCGCTCTATGCAGTCCAGCACCTGCACAGCGCACGCTGTCAATGCAGCCTCAACGGCATCGATCGCCGCGGTTGCATCCTCACCGTTCGCCAGCGGCGGGCGGCCTGGGAGCCGACACGGCGTCAGCGGGCACTTGGCCTGCTGCGCGGTAGGCGCTGGGGTCAGTGGTTTCGGGGCGGGCGTACATCCGGCCAAGGCCAGCAGGGATGCCAGCACGCAGCCAGTCGCGAACAGCCTGGTCATTCTCTTTCAACTCCCGTAACGCCGCAGCGTGGCGCGTACCCTGGACCTCCAGAGCTTGGCCGAGTTGGCGGGTTTGTCGTTCGATCTCGGCGACGCGGCCGAGCTGGCGTTGCTGTTCAGCGAGAACGCCGGCCTGCAGATCGATCATCTGCTGATTGCGGTCACGCTCCTGCGCCGCGACGTCAGCACGCTCCCGCTCTGCGGTCACTTGCAGGCTCAAGCGATCCATCCGCCACATCATCCCCATCGCAACAAGCGCGACGATCAACCATGGAACCCACCTCATCACGCACCCGCCAGCGCTGCGCGCGCCCATTCAAGGCGAGCCGCACGGTCGTCTGCGCCGTTGTAGCCGCCGTTGATCTTCAGCGTGATTCGCTCGAATCGGCCTTGGTCAGCCAGGTCGTTTAAACCCCGCGACTGCCACCACCACCCCGAGGCGATAGCTGCCCAGGTCCGTTGCTCCAGCAGTTCCGGCTGCGCTACCAGTGGCAGCGCCAGGGCACGTGCAGCTTCGGTGTAGTTGTCGCGGCCGGTGATCATGATCAGGCCGCGTCCCCGGTATCGATACCCATCGCCCGTATCCGGTGAGCCGTTGCCCATCCGGTTTGCGTAGACGCGGTTCGCGATGCGCTCAGGCTGGCGTGCGTACTGCTTCGCCTCTGCCGGCGTGAACCGCTTCGGCCAAGTACGGAGCAACAATTCGGCGGAGTAGTTCAGGTTCTCGATCAGACGCTTGAGGCTCTGGCTTTCGTGTCCGACCTGAGCCAGGAACATCGCCACCCGCTCAGCCGTGTTGATCTCGAACCGGGCCATGGCGCCGTTGATGTGCTCGACCCAGACCGAAGCAGTAGCGCCGCCGCAGCCGGTAGCACGGTCGAGTTGATCGGCGGTGATCTTCATTCGCCAGCCCCCCGACGCGGAAACTTCCAGTCGGCGATCCGATCAGCGAATTCAGCGATCTTCTTCACCCCAAGGAAACCGGTGAACACCCCAGCAGCGGTAGCCATGTTCTGTGGCAGGCCGAACCACTCAAGGACCGGAATCAGGCCCAAGGTAATCAAAGTGCAGAGCGTTGCCTCGAGCAGCGCCTGGCGCCGCGTTCCACCGCCGTAGATCACTCGCGTCAGCGCGACCACGAAGGACAGGCCGGCGGCGTACAACTGCGGATAGTGCGCAGACAGCCACGCAAGCAGCGCAGCCCAGGTCTCAGGGCGTTCTGG